GGTGAGTTCAAAGGTAAAACCCTTAATGACATGATTAAGATTAATATTGAACGAGGCGTATATGATTCTGAAATCCTTAAAAACTACAGCGAAGAAGAACTCGATGTATTAGACAATTATATTAAACGTAACCGTGATGAAAACTTTACCTATGCAGGATTGAGACAAATTGTAGACAAGTACCTATGTCAAGATAGATCAACAGGTCAACTGTTTGAAACTCCTCAGCATATGTACATGATGATTGCGGCAACACTATTTGCAAACTATCCTAGTGAAGTTAGAATGCAATATGTAAGGAGATACTACGATGCGACCTCACTTTTTAAAATCAACATCCCCACACCCGTTATGGCTGGCGTACGAACTCCTATTCGTCAGTTTGCTAGTTGTGTTCTTGTTGACAGTGACGATACTCTCAATTCCATTTTTAGTTCTGATATGGCTATCGGACGTTATACTGCCCAGAGAGCAGGAATCGGAATTAACGCAGGAAGAATACGAGCGATCAACTCAAAAATTAGAGGCGGAGAAGTAGCACATACAGGAGTGGTTCCTTTTCTAAAGAAATTCGAAAGCACAGTACGTTGTTGTACACAGAACGGTGTACGTGGTGGTAGTGCTACTGTCCATTTTCCATTATGGCATTATGAGATTGAAGATATCTTAGTACTAAAGAACAATAAAGGTACTGAAGATAATCGTGTACGCAAACTAGATTATTCAATTCAACTTAATAAACTAATGTATGAAAGACTTTTGTCTAACGGAGATATCACTCTTTTCTCGCCACATGATGTAGAAGATCTATATGAAGCATTTTACAGTGACCAAGAAGAATTTGAAAAGTTGTATAAGAAATATGAAAAGAGTACAACACTTAGAAAGAAAACTGTTAAAGCAATGGACTTGTTTGGTGACTTATTAAAAGAACGTGCTGAAACAGGACGTATCTATATTATGAACGTTGATCATGCTAACACACATAGTTCATTTAAAGACACAGTTTACATGAGCAATTTGTGTCAAGAAATTACATTACCAACTAAGCCACTACAACATATTGATGACGAAGAAAGTGAAATTGCACTTTGTATTTTGTCAGCAATTAATGTAGGACTACTAAAAGACTTAGACGATTTAGAAGAACTATGCGATTTAGCAGTAAGAGCATTAGATGAAATTATTGATTATCAGAAGTATCCTGTAAAGGCGGCTGAGATATCAACTAAAGCAAGACGCTCACTAGGAGTTGGTTACATTGGCCTTGCACACTATCTTGCCCGTAACGGATTTAAGTATGGCGACAAACAAGCATGGAAACTTGTACATGAACTATCAGAAGCGTTTCAATATTATTTGTTAGTAGCATCAAATGAACTTGCACAAGAAAAAGGTAAGTGCGAGTATTTTGAACGTACTAAATACGCAGACGGACTTTTACCAATTGATACATACAAGAAAGACGTTGACGAGTTAGGAAAGTTTAAATTACATTATGATTGGGAATCTCTACGAAATGATATTAAGGAACACGGGTTACGCCACTCAACGTTGTCCGCACAGATGCCTTCGGAGAGCAGTTCCATTGTGTCAAATGCAACAAACGGAATTGAACCACCTAGAGCATACTTGTCCATTAAAAAGTCCAAGAAAGGGCCTCTTAAGCAGATTGTTCCGCAGTATACTACACTGAAGAACCATTATACACTGCTTTGGGATATGCCTAGCAACGAAGGTTACATCAACGTTGTTGCGGTAATGCAAAAGTTTTTTGATCAAGCCATTAGTGGTAACTGGTCATACAATCCAACGCAGTTTGAAAATAACGAAGTACCAATGAGTGTTATGTTTAAGGATTTATTAAACACATACAAATATGGTTGGAAGACAAGTTACTATCAGAATACATATGATTTTAAAGGAATGGAAGACGATGAGCCTAAAGAAGAATCATCAAATCCAATTGAAGTAGAACAACCAACAACTAGCACAGATGAAGAACTTTGTGATAGTTGTGCAATTTAACACTTGACAAAGTGAAACAACGAGTGTATTGTTATAAGAATAGTACATAATAGGGACCGATTGATAATGGCAAAGACAGTTTTTAATAAAAACAAAGTAGACTTCACAAAGCAGAATATGTTTTTTGGTGAAGATCAAAACACACAACGATACGATACATTCAAGTTTCCAGAGTTTGATAAACTTAACCAAACCATGTTAGGTTATTTTTGGCGACCGGAAGAAGTTAGTCTTCAAAAAGATCGAGGAGACTATGCAGACTTCCGTCCAGAGCAGAAGCATATCTTTACAAGTAACTTAAAGTATCAAACACTACTAGATAGTGTACAAGGTCGAGGCCCATGTTTGGCATTTTTGCCTTACTGTTCATTACCTGAACTTGAAAGTTGTATTGTTGCTTGGGACTTCTTTGAAACTATCCACAGTCGTTCATATACGCATATTGTTAAAAACGTTTATGCAAACCCTAGTGATGTTTTTGATACTATCCTAGATGACGAAAAAATTATTGAACGTGCAGAAAGTGTTACTAAACACTATGACGAATTTAATAGAGTTGCTGACGACTATTTCCATAATGGTAAAGGCACTATCTATGATGTTAAGAAGTCGTTGTACAAAGCAATGATGACTGTAAACATTTTAGAAGGTTTACGTTTCTATGTATCCTTTGCTTGTACGTTTGCGTTTGGTGAACTTAAACTTATGGAAGGTTCAGCAAAGATTATTTCATTAATTGCACGTGACGAAGCAACACACTTAAACTTGAGTACACACATTCTCAAGCACTGGGCAAAAGGAAACGATGATCCAGACTTTGTTAAGATTGCAAAAGAGTGTGAAGAAGAAGTTTATCAAATGTGGCGTGACTGTGTTGATGAAGAAAAGCGTTGGGCAGATTACTTGTTTAAAGATGGTTCAATCATTGGATTGAATGAAAACTTATTACACGCTTATGTAGAATTCATTGCTAACAAGAGATTGAAAGCACTTGGATTAAAGACATTGTATGATCGTCCACTTAATACTAACCCACTACCTTGGACACAGCATTGGTTAAGTTCAGCAGGCTTGCAGGTTGCACCGCAAGAGACTGAAGTTGAGTCTTACATTATCGGCGGTGTCAAACAAGACGTAGAAAAAGACACATTCAAAGGATTTAAATTATGAGCAGAACAGTAGTATATTCAAAACCAATGTGTTCATTTTGCGATAAAGCAAAGCACTTGTTAAAAACATTAAACATTGAATTTGAATCAATTCAAGTTGGTTCAGATATTTCAGTACAACAACTTACAGAAGAATTTAAAGCAAATGGTTTACCACAACCAAGATCAGTCCCACAAATTATCCTGAACGGTAAGTATATAGGAGGCTACAACGAGTTAGCCAAATATGTAGAAGAAACAGGATTTAACGGAACAGGACACGGTCAATAATATATGTTAAAAATTACATCACCAATTAAAGAAGGCGATACAGTATCAGTAAAATTAGTAACTGGTGAAGAATGTATTGCTAGGATTCAAAAAATACACGATGATAGTTATGTGTTACACAAACCATTAAGTTTATTACAAAGTCCACAAGGAATGGTTTTAGGAGCATTTATGATGACTGGCGATCCTGATGCAGATATTACTATGCCAAAGACTAGTATATTGTGTTTTACACAAACACAAAAGGATATGGCATCAAAATATACAGAAGCAACAACAGGGATTAAAATTTAATGTCAGACAGCAAATTAATTCTAATTGATATTGATGGAGTTGTTCTTGATTGGAAGAACGGTTTCACACAGTTTCTTGCACTTGAAAGAGTGATAGAAAAGGATACCACAAAGTATAAAGTTCATGAGTGGTTCCAGGGTTTAGACGGACAACCGATTACGGAGGAAAAGGGTAAATTCTTAATTGAATACTTTAATCGTTCGGCTTGGATTGCCTTCCTAGATCCTCTAAGAGATAGTGTAGAAGTAGTAAAGGCTTTAAAAGGACAAGGCTATACCTTTGAAGCAATTACGTCTTTGCATATAGACAAGCCTGCACAAGCGTTACGTAAAATGAACCTTGATGAAACGTTTGGAGAAGGCACTATTTCTAAAATCACCTTCCTACCTACTGGTGCTGATAAAACCGAAGCACTAAAAGAGTATGAAGGTTCAGGGGCCTGGTGGATTGAAGATAAAGTAGAAAATGCGATCGTAGGTAAAAACCTAGGATTGAAATCTATTATTGTCGAGCATGAGTATAACAAAGATGTTTATACTAATGAAATTCCAACTGCTAAGTTTTGGAGCACAATTTATAAATTGATCACAGGAGAACGATATGTCAACAAATCATGACGCAATCAAACAAGCATTTGAGGACTACTTAAAGGAATCAGAAGCATTTGAAACTAAAGGTGTAAAAGCCGCGGCCGCTCGTGCTAGAAAAGCATTAGGCGAAATGGGTAAACTTACAAAAGAAAGACGTAAGGAAATCCAAGAGAAGAAAAACTCTCTATAATACAATATAGAATGTGGGATAGCATATTTAATTATGCTATCCCCATATTCATTGCTGAAAAGTTATAAATAACTTCGAAGAGGGTATTAATAAGAATATGAGTAACGGAAAATTAAAATGGTATAATCCTGTTAAAGGCTTTGGGTTTATTACACCTGATCCTGAAGGGTCTCAGCCTGATATATTTGTACATATCAGCGAGTTTAAAAACGCAGGTATTCCAGAAAATGAAATCACTGAAGGCATGGCATTAACCTACGAAGAAAATGATTTCAGAGGTAAAAAAGTAGCAGGCAGTCTTAAAAGATCATAATGAAGTGCAACCAGGGCGACCTTGCCCAAATTAAATTTTCACTAAGACCAGAAAACATCGGACGTATTGTAAAGGTAAAAGAGTACATCGGACGATTTGAACAGAACGAGCAATTCCAGTTTAGGGGAATGCCCTGCACTTGTGTAATTACAGATCACTACTGGTGGATAGAAGCAGACGATTTGTCTATTCTATTTGGACCAAGTCCACAAGCCTACATTGCAGACAGTTGGTTAGAACCAATTAGGCAATCAAAATCCAAAGAAAAAACAAAAAAAGAGGTTGACATCACCGTATAAAGGTGTTATAAATATACTTGTAACGTTGAAGCACGTTGACGACGGAGTAGACGGCGGGGCAGTACCGCCCACCTCCACCATAACTACATGGAGAGATTAACACAGACAATTTTCATGTAGTTATGATGGGGGTGAAACAGGATCGATACACGGCATAGGCGCAGTGGAGTTACCGGTAGGCGATGACCGTAAATCAAGCAAATCTATAGACGCAAACGAAAACTTTGCTCTTGCGGCCTAATTAGTTAGGCTACGGGGTTGGCAACTTACCTGGCAACAGAAAAGTTGCACCTTAACGTTTAGTGCTCATCGAGCAAGGAAATATCAAATGCAGTACAAAGAAGTTTATTTTCATACTATCGA